GATTATACTTTATATTAATTTCTATAATTATTATTTTATTTTTTGATGCTATTTTTCAAAAATTAACAGGAACAAATATTTTTGGAACAGTTGCTCCTTACGGTCGTATTACAAGTTTATTTGGTGATGACATCAAGCTTGGTGGATATATTGCTAGAATTACACCATTATTAATTGCTATATTAGTCTATTTAAAATCTAGTAAGAATTTTATATTTTGTATATTTTTTATTTCGTTATCTTTATGTTTTATTAGTGGTGAAAGAACATCTTTCCTGATGTTATCAATGTTTTTAGGAGGATATTTAATGATTAGCAATATTTCTCTTAAATTTAAATTATTATATTTCTTGGTACCTATATTTTTGATTTTTGTCCTTTTTTTAAACCAAGAAATTAGACATAGAGTTTTAACATTAACTTTAAATCAAATAAATATAACGAATGAAAAACCATTTTATAAAACTATTAAGAGAGAAAATGGTGCATTAGTGGTATTACATAGAGATAGCACAATACTTCCAAGAATTTATCATATGTATTTTGAAACAGCAGTTAAGATTTTTAAAGATAATATTTTATTTGGATCAGGTCCAAGAACATATCCTTTTAAAAGTAAAGAAGAGCAATATTATACAGTTTCTGATCACGAGGGGTGGAAAAATTATGTAAAAAAACATAATGAGAAAATTATAATTAAATTATTTGAAATTCATAAAGATCAAATTAAGAAAATATCTAAATTTGAAAAGTATCAAGAATTAAAAGAAAATATTAGTTTAATACAGGATAAAGAATATATTAATTGGCTTAAAGGTTATGGAGTAGATCATATTGATTTCAATGAAAGAGTTAAAGATAAAAAATGGCTTAAAGGTTGGGGATATTTGGATGAAGATCTAAAAGGATTTACAAATATTTCAGGTGCTAATAATCATCCTCATAATACTTATTTGCAGCTTTTATGTGAAACAGGTCTTTTAGGACTCTTATTTATTATATTATTATGGTAAAAGAAAAAGATTATAAATGATTCCATAATAATATTATCAGTAAGAAGAAAAACGGCTCATTCAACCCTATTTCGGGAAAGTAAATCTTAGTGTTCCTTGTAAAATAATATTGACAATAAAAACAAGATATGATAGGTGGCATTTTACAGCCATTCAAAAATTTATTATAATATATATATATATATATATGGTTTATAAATATATATCGGCGAATACGGATTTAGATTCCGCGATTGCGTTATTAACGATAGCTCACGGAACAACAAATGGTACTATATTTGAAAATATAATAGATACTCTTAAAAATACACAATTACTAGTTGAAAATAAGAAATATCTAAAAAAAAACATCGACGCTATTTTTGAAAATATAAAGTCGTTTATATTACAACAGATTTTATATACAACGTCTGTAAGAAGTGGTAGCTATTATTATATGAGCGAAGGTAGAATAAATGGAAAAATATCATCGTCTTCATATATTTTAGAAGATACCTTCAATACGTATGATAAGTTATATCGTAATGAGAAAATGAATGTATCCAGCAAAACGATGAAACAAACATTTAATAATGTAAGAAAATCGTTGAGAAAATATGCCCAAGACGAATTTAAAATAGTAGGTAATGGATTATTAGAAACATACAACAAGAATATAAACTTATTAAAAATAAGCACCGGTCAAGATCTTTTAAATTTAGAAATAAAAGAAGCAACTCAATCAAAAGACCGGATAGGTTATTATAATTACAAGGGTCGTGGTGTAATGATAAATATAGATGATATTGAAAGGAATAAGGAAAAGATACTTGAATATATCCGAACAGGACCAGATGAATTAATAACGACAAATCCTTTTTTAAAACTAATAGAAAAGAACCACCTTGTTAATAGTAATTTTTACAAATATACGTTTAGATATATGCTTAATTTATCTGACAGAGAGCTCAAAAAAAAAATGAAAGGGTATTCGCAGTTATTATTATCAAAAAACGAAATTAAAAGACGAAATAATTGCAAATATCTACGCGAGCTAATTAAACGAAACCTACTATTTATAGATGTGCTATTAGTGAACGATGGTGATTTTGGGTTTATAGAGAATAAAAAAAATGAAGACATCTGGTATCATCATCTCATAAATAAAGAAACACCTGATAATTTATTGACCTTCAGACCCAATCCAGGTGAGCCGGTTTTATTAGATGTACCTTATGGCATTCAAGAAATGCTTGTTGTTCGAAATAAGAAAGTGGAAGACTCACAAAAAGGATACATTAAGACTGGCAAAGAAACCGGACCATCAACACAAAATTATGATGCCCGAAACCAGAAAGCTTGTTTAAATGGGTTAATGATTTCACCTCTTCTTTCGGCCAATACTCCTCTAGACAATTTTAAAAATGATTTGGCAAATAAACTACAGAAGGTAATTTGTGGAAGTGAAACTACAAAGATTTCCTCCATTATATTATTATGCTGGTCTCTGGGATATGACCATTTAACATTAATTTCGTCAAATTGTCGCGCCGAATCTTCAACGTATAAAGGATTTCGGGCTCAAACGGACGAATCAAAAACGATTGGAAATGTGAAAAACCAATCTATATTCAAAGTGTTTGAAGAAAAATATAAGTTGATTCGGAAGTCTGCGAAACGAAAATCAAAAAGTCAAAGTCAAATAGTAAAAAGAAGAAACTCATCCACAAAAAGTGTTCGTAATCTAGTAAATAACTCCAAGAAATGTCCAAAGGGCAAACAGTTATATGAACAAACAAAGCGATGCCGAAAAATAATAAAGAAATGTGTCCCCCCGAAAAAATTATATAAACCAACCAACCGATGTAGGACCAAGAAATGTCAACCCGGTAAGAAATTATTCAAACCAACCAACCGATGCCGAAAAATAACAAAGAAATGTCCCGAAGGCAAATATTTATTTATACCGACAAACCGATGTAGAAAAACAAACTTGTAGATAAGCAATATATTAAAAATTTGATTGTTATTTAAAATAAAATAAAAATAAAAATAATTACTTAATGAAAATGACGTGTGATAGAGCCCTTGAGCAATTTCACAAATGTTTATTTATAAATACTGGTAAATACGACTCAACCAAACTATTAATTGAGAAAAAATGTATGTCAGATATGAAAAATGTACTTGAATTATGTGGTAGTAAGTATCATACTAAACCGAATAATAATATTGTAAAAGAATGGATAATTATAGGAATAGGTGTAACTGCGGGTATGGGGGTCGCTATATCATTGATCTAATTAATACCTTTATTGTCATTTATATAATATAGTTTTCCCTTGATATTCTGGCGACATAATGGACACATTTCCGAATTATCAACGCTTTTTTTTATACATCTCTTACAAAATTGATGGGTACATTTGGTAATAATCGTTGATACGTTATCCATACATATACAGCACTCCAATTTAACTATATTTTTAAATTTCGGTAATGGGTTTTCAAACAGTCCACTACCGTGTTTCCCATAATCTATTATTTCATCGTTATCAAGTTCAATAAATATCAATTCGCCAAAAAATTCCACCATAATTTGGGCAAATTTAACATTATTTTCTTTGCACTTTTCAATAAAAATATCATAGGGCAATGTAATTTTTATTGAAGTTTTGCGATTCTGTTGGATATACGCGTCACGAATAAGGTCAACTGACTCAATATTGTTAAATATATTTTCCAGGAATTTTTTCCTTCTACAATTCAACATGAAATTAAATTGAATATTTTGTTCATTTAAATCATATAAATATTCAATCGTATCGTAGGTGTCGGGATCATCTAAATCCCCTGTATTTAATATATGGTCTACTGAAAGTTGGTAATTCACGTTTTTTTTTGAAACAATTCCCATTAACGCGACCTTATTATTCAAGGCGAATTCATTACATTTTTCTTGGTCTATTACTATATATCGTCTAAGTGAAACTTTGAAATAATCTAATAGAAAGAATATTATATTTACGGAATCTGTTTCAATTAATCGCATAAATTTGCCCGAAATTTCGCTATTTTTTAATAAATTAACGCGATTAAAAAAATAGGTAAAATTAGTTGTTAAAAAATACAATGTATCTATATTTCCCGTTTCTACTATATTCCAAAAATACCTTTTTAAAGATTTGAGGGATATTTTCATATTCTTAATAAAATACGAAATTATATAGTAGTTGCCACTAGTAAATAAATTATTCAATTTGGATTCGTCACACCGATTCAAATCTATTTTTGGAAACTTTTCTTTTAAATATATCAGCGATTGGATATCGTCATACTCTATAGTGTCGCTTTTATTTATTTTATCAAATATACAATTCGCAAATTTAGTATGATTATGAGGTTCAATATCCTCAATAGTATAATTAATTATATTCATAGATTCCTTTTCATTTTCATTTTCAAATAAACAAAAATCATAGTCATTATTATATTTATATTTAGTTTTAGTTAAATAATCCATATTTACTTCTATGTAATCGTATAAATCTTCGTAATCGACCTTCTCGTAACATTCGGCGCATATTATATGGTTTTCGAAATAACTTACCCACGCACATTCATTCTTTTGAAAATGTAATGGTAATTCGCTATTCCGTTTCCGCTCACATTCTATTTCGTCACAGAAACGAGTATCATAATACATATTAGTCTTTTTTATAAATCCAGGTTCTTCGTGGGATTCATAACAATCTTCACATAGATAATACCCATCATTATCTTTATTATAGTATTTTTCCAAATTAAATATTTGACTTATACACCTATCGCATATTTTCAAAACATTAGTATCATATGAATATTTAATATCTATACCGCATATATGGGGTTTATCCCTCAAAAGTATATTTTCAATATGAAGTTCTTTTAATTTATAATTTACTAGATTACTAACCTCATAATTGATGTCGGATATAGGATTATTATTAAGAGACATATATTCAACTTGTTTTGGTATTAAATCAAAGTCTAGAGTATCAATGTCGTTTTTATCCAATTTTAATATTTTCAAGTGTTTTAATGGATGTAATAGACTCATATCGTAGAATACCATTCTTTCCAATTTCAAATATTCCAAATTGGGAAAATTGGCGAAATTTATATTGAAAAGTTTATTTGTAAATCTGACATTAATCAATACCATTTTTTTAATAGTGGTGTATTTAGTTTTCATAATTTCATTAATACTAAGTTCGCAATTTTCTAAAATTAATTCCGTTGTAGTGTCATCTATAATTTTATCTAAAGTAGTAATTGAGGACATAATTGTTTATTATACAAAAACAATATTCTATTAAATAAAAAAATAAAAATAAAAAGAAAAAGAAATACCCAAATAAAATATTATTTATATGAATTTATACGTTGTTTTTTTACCATAGTTAATATTCGCACGCTTAATTACCCATTTCCCATAAAAATGCTCTACACTCATTTCAGTTGTATTCAGCTTTTTAAACATATCTATTCCACTTTCGGTTAAATTGTCAATGTTTACATATACTTTATAATGTCGTGGATTAACTTTCCCACTATGTGTCTTGGATTTATTGATACATACCATGTCAATATTATATATATTGCCACAATCTAGATCATCTATAATTTCTTTAATATATTCTTTATCCGTGTTCATATGAACCCACGGGATAATTAGACTCAATTCGGTTGAGGATGGTTCCAATTGTCTCATTTTATTAATATTAATATTAATTTAATATCATTAATTCTTTTTAAATTGATTTCAATTTTTTTCTTAAATTTCTTTAATTTTTTTCTTAAATTTCTTTAATTTTTTTCTTAAATTTCTTTAATTTTTTTCTTAAATTTCTTTAATTGCACCATTTTCAACAAAGGAATTCAAAAAACGTTTCTGGAAAAACCATCCATTCACATTTTTATTCCAAGTTCCTCTGTTTTTATTAATACGTTTATTATCCCCACATACATAACCTAATGGAGGTATGAGCACATAGCCTTTTCCATATTTTCTAATAACCATATCGGTGAATGGAAGTACAAATTCAGGGGTTTCTCCTCGTGAATTATCAAGCACTTCATATTCTTCAAAAGACACTTTGCGTTCGGTATTGAACTCTGGTGGAGGTGTGGGTGGATGTTGAAAGTCAGTTGAATTAATTTCTGGTGGAGGTGAAGGT